TGCACCAACTGGGTCTGCACGTACATTCATACGCCCGGCGTTTCCAGCACGATCTGGATTGATGCGATTCTTTGACCAACGAGCGTCTTCACGGTACGTTCCTGGAGTGTATTCCTGGGGAACATTGTATTGTTCTGGGCCAAACTGAAGGTCACCTCCCTGTAATTCTCGGTTTGTGGCACGTTTTGTCTTTACAAACTCTGGGCGGCCTTCTGGTCCTGTCATTTCACCTCCCTGACCCTGGCCTCGTGTTGGCATTGGTCCATATTTATCAGTCGTCTCTTTTGACAGCTTTGCAGGGTGGGTTATACTTCCGATGATTGCTGAACCATTCTTGACAAGGGAATTTGCTGGGCCTCCCCAGTTTCCTGGTAAAGTCGTAAGACGCTCCTCATTCATGTTGTTTGGATAAATGCGGAAAAACTGCTGGAAACCACCAGATGCAGGCACATCTGGATCTAGGCCTAGACCACGACCAACATACTTTTTATCATTTGGGTTGACGTTATTCATCCTGTTTGAGACGGGTTCACGGCTTGCATCTGTAGTATAGACAGGCTGGCCGTATGGAAATCTACGATTTGTTTTTGTAATGTCAGCCAAGTTCGGAACAGCATCTTTTGGTGGAAGACGTAATCCCCCTGAAAACCCGCGACCTGTATTTGGCTGTGTGTTAAGAGGATCAATCTGTTGAGGCTGTTCAGCGAAATTGTACTGGACAAGATCAAACTTTGAAATTTGCTCGGGAGGACTTGGTTCTGTCGCCTGCTGAAGCTTGTTGTCGCTCAACTTTTTTCCGGCAAAAACAAGTCCCACAATTGCGGCTAGCGCGAATGGGTCCATCTAATAGAATCAAACATCTTTATTTATCAGTTGGATATCTCTTTTCGTATGACATGCTCTGATAAATTGCAAAAGTACTTGCTGGATCCCACCGAAGAAACCGATTCTCTGGATTCTCAATTTCCATGTGAGGGAAATCGTACGGCTTGTCAGCATAGTACTTGTTGTTCCGGGACGTTGTCTGAGAACGAAGCGCGTCGTCAGTCATAATCATATCGACATAGTTTGTGTTTTTTGGACCCATAAAAACACCCTCCTCTACAGAGCGAAGACCTGGCTGGAGGAGACTGCTAGGCATATTAATTAGTGCGTATATTTTTTTACTTGTTACCGCCACCGGGGCCACCGTGCCCACCACCGTTTCCTCCGCGAAGCTGGACAGTCTCTGGACCGCGGGCATATGGACTGTCTACATTGCAAGAGTCTGGATCGTCTCGGCATGTTGGGCTAAATGGACTTCCAAATGCTGCGTATGCAAATGCAGCCTGGTCATTTGGCCATGACGAAGAAGCCGTGGTGTAAAAGTTGCGTTCTGCATCCCTCTTGCGTTCAAATGGATGAATCGAGTTCCATTCCTGCTGAACCTCCTTTTTCATACTGGGATACCAAGGAGCCTGCTGATTGTACGAAGGATCATCACCAAGAAGAAAATTGGCCATTGGATTGTCAATAGTAGGCATACGTAACCCTGAAATGGCTTTAGGAACAGAATTGACGCTTCGGTTCCCGTCTGGAATCATGTCTAGTGAATAAAGTATATAAAGAGCAGCAAGAACGAGGAGGCCTAAAGCAACCACCCTGCCATCTCGTTTGATTATGTACACGAGACTAACTGCATATACAATGAAACGCGTTGTTGCCAGCACACGTTCCTCTGAGGATTGATCTGAGGTTGGCCAGAAATCTGTGAGTCTATCTTTTTGGAAAAGATTCCGTAGCTCAATCATCTACTATAGTCTGAGAAGTTTTTAAACAAGTGGGCCTTTTCCTCCGAGCAGGGATGACATGAGGCCATTCATAGTGCTCATGAGAGCCGCCTCGTCAATTGTTCCATCCTCTGCTGTTGCATTTCCCTGAAGCTGGCTGGCACACTTTTGCGCGACACTCTCAATCATACTGATGGTCTCTGCTGGAAGAGACGAAAGAGTAGTCCCTAGAATGTAGAGTGTCTGGAGATACTGCCAAATTGCAGACTTTGTAGTCTCGGTGAGATCACTTGTCCAGAGACGACCAATGTCAATGTCATCAAGAAATGGGATATCCTTTGAATTCGTCTTGAAGAAATCCTCGTCGCGCTTCATGAGCTGATTTGCATACGGTGTAATCTCAAGCATAAACTGCTTCATTGGCTTCTTTGGGCTCGTAGAACGCAACAGAATGAATGAATTCTGATACTTTACGAGCTTCTTCTCGTCTGGAAATGTAAGAACAAGCTCGTCAAGAAATTGCTGCATCATATCATTGAAAGCGTTTGTCGTTGTCGCCATTAGAGATTTGTCGTTTCTTCACTTTAAGTTCAATATGGTTTCATGATGATTGATTCTGGTTTAGAATTCCCTTGGTGGACTATAAAATAGACCAGAAGACCCACAAGAAATGCTGGTTTCATGTAGGCTGAATTTGGAATTGATTTTTCGTTATTCATCGACCCACGTACATAAATGTATCCAATAGTTACACCTGCTGCAATGAGGGCTGCGTGAGTCGGGTCTCGACAATAGTCACTAAACATCTACTACTAGTTGAGAAATCATTCTGCTGCATCGTCAAAAAGTGTCTCGTGATGAACCTTCACCTCCTTGACTGGTGGTACCGGCTCGGGTTCTGGAGCCTCTGGCTGCTGAGCCTCGGGGATTTCGTCGACTGGGACAGTTTTTAGTTCCGGCTCGGGCTCGGGCTCTGGTTCCTCTATTGGTTCTGGGTCAGTTGGCTCTACTCCTGTTCCCATGTCAAGTTCGCCAGTGAAATTTGGAATGTACGTATCCAGAATTTGCTGAACAGGAATGAAATCATCTATAACCTCCTGAATAAGTTCAGAAAAGCGCTTTGCAAGTTTTAATCGACGTTCGTTGTCGCTCATTTTTTCAGAGATTACGTAAGGGTCTTCGTAGAGTGATTTTGCCGCAGCAATGTAACACGAATGCACAAAGACATCATTCGATGGCAACTTGATGTGAATCTTTTTTGAATCCATTGAAATACGAACAGCTGACATTATCTTGACTGAAATTACAAAGACTGCAGCAAGTAAATTTGGAAACATTGAACACGCCTTTATAATCGTGTCTGTGTGCTGCTTTGCAATTGTATTGTTCCAGTGCTGAACCTCCTGAAGTAAAACCTGGTATTTTATAAGAACTTGACGACCCCCTGCAATTTCATTCGCCTTTTGATACAACTCCAGGAATGAATCAATCATTACAGGTGTCATTGCATTGCACAGCTTAATCATAAACTTTCGTTCCGCCTCTACAAGAATGGCTGTTGACTCCATGTATAGTTTGTAGTTATTTTCTTTTTTGTCAAAAAAAACGTAATGTAATTGCTAAAAAGTCTAGATTATGGAATGGAGCAAATACAAAAAATGAACAAGCTCATCACAATCCTAAAGGCGATCGAGGAGTGCGATGAGATTGAGTACAACGATATTCTCAACTGGGGACTTTTGACCGAGAGGCACCAGCTGATTCAGACTGCGGTCGAGTTGGCAGATGAACTCCTCGTCTCTGAAACAGGTCAGAGAGACTTTGAGAATGAGCAGTTGTTGCTTGACGATGGGTACTTTGTAACCTGCCTTGAGAGGGACAGGTTTGGGTGGGTTGCAGGTGGTGTCGAGACTACAAAGGGGGTCATCGCCTATGGCTAGTCTGTCGAATTGACGCAGCCGTCTTTTGTAAATTAACAAGCGAGGGAAGTTCCTCAAAAGAATGATCAATAACAACTGTACCACTTGAACTCCTTATTCCATTCCAATTTATCCCAAGTGTATTTCTATCAACTTTCGTAACCCTGTATCCTAGCCTATCAAATTGTCTCTGAATGTAATTTGTAGCCGTGTCAATATCATATGCTGGATAACCAACCATAAATAAAGGAACTTTGACAAATGTAGAATGTTCTCCCAAATCAGACGAATGTTTAATTTTTCTGCAGAGTTGCTCTAAAATAGCCTTGTACGTTGTTTTTCGGACTTCTTGCTTTTTCTTCTCTCTGTTGGCCAATTCCTGGGCTGATATCATTACTATATGCAATTAGTTTGTTTTTCCTACATTTGCATCAATGCCAGCCTGTTTCATGGTATTTGCGCGCATCTGTTCAAGCCACAGCTCCAGCTTTCCCTGGTATCCAGGTGCCTGTGTTTTCAGAGTGGCAAATTGTTGATCAAGAACAGCCTGTGTATCTTCGAATGGAGCATACTCTGCATCTTTTGTAATCTTGAATGCATCGGAAAGACCGGCAAGTGGCTGCTCTGAAATGTTGAGTATGTTTCCAGATGCATCAGATTGAACATCATACTGGATACCAAAGTACCCCCGTGTATTAATGAAGAGTATGCGGGCATTGTAAATAACTGACCCCTGATCTCCGTTTGCCTGATTTATATAAATTGTCTGGACAGGATAAACATCTGGGTCTTTTGCCTGGATGGAATTTACTATTGATTGAATTGTAGCAGGACTTACTGCATTTGTAGAGTCTGTGAATGATTCACTCCCCTTTTTATCCTTGTTCCATACCATAAAAGCTAAAATTCCAATGAGTAAAACTATGGTAAGATCTTTCATGTTATTAGATGATGAGAGAATTAATGCGCTCGTAATCAAAAAGTAAAAAACACATGTGATACTAATGGCCATGCTGGTATACAGTGATCGGTGTCCTTTTTCAACCCAGGTTATTCAGGAGATTCGTGAAAACCCTGCACTTGTTCATGTTATACGGTTTCACAATGTAACTACAAGCGGTGTTCCTTCGAAGCAAATAACACGTGTACCAACTCTTATTACAAATGACGGTCAGCTCATTGTTGGAGCGGATGTACGAAAATGGATCGAGTCGATGAAACCCCAAGAAATTGTAGAAGAGTATGATCAATCTGGTCTTGCAACATCATCTCTTGATGACACAGACGGTCACGAGTCAGGAAACTTTTTTGACATTGAAAACTTTCACAAGACACTTGCACCACCAATGACCAGGGAACTCGAGGAGAAGATTAGTAAAAAAGTTCAGGAGGCGTTTTCATCAAACAGAAGCTAAAGTAAAGATTCGACTAAAGAATCATGGTACAGCTGAAGACAATACAGGCGAGTGCATTCAGGACAGTATTTGAGGTTCTGAAGGATATAATCAACGATGTAAATTTGATATTCAAGCCAGAAGGTGTGTTGATTATAACACTCGACACTGCACGTGTCACACTTGTTCATTTGTTTATGCCGGCTGAAAACTTTGAAGAGTACATTTGCGAGTCTGAATGTACTGCCGGGCTCAACATTTCAAATACATACAAACTGTTAAAGTCTGTATCAAATGCAGACACATTGACTCTTGATGTCGATGACAATTACATTTTAAATATTCGAATTGAAAACTTGGCAAAGCGTTCGTTGACTACATTTCAATTTAAACTTTTGGACATTAATGACGACATGTTGTCAATTCCTGAAATTGAAATGGATACAATCACAACTCTGCCAAGCATAGACTTTCAGAGAATTGCTCGCGACATGCACAACATTTCAAATGACATTCGGATACACAGGGGAAAAAGGACTCTTGAGCTTGAATGCGAGGGGAGTTTTGCAAATCAAAAGACGACAATTGAATGTATCGAACAAGGACCAGATGAACCAATTGGGAATTTGTTTTCATTAAAGTACATTAACATGTTTACACGGGCAACAAGTCTTTGTGCAAGCATACAGATTATGCAGGATTCTAGAGACCAAAACATGCCAATTGTATTTAGGTACGCAGTTGCAAACCTAGGAGAACTAAAGTTTTACCTTGCTCCAAAGATAGATGATTAGCTCGTGGCTATTGACAGACGTTGTCAATGCACGGAAAACCAGGTACAATGTACCAGAGGTTGAACTTTCAGACGAATGGAATTCATTCGAAGATGTACTCGGAAAATACAAACAAGAATATGTAACGACTCTTGCTCAACTTAAAATTCAGGAGGAGGCAATCATAAAACTGAAGAATGACATTACTCTTTTGACAGATTCCTTAAATTCCGTCAGAAATCGTGAGTTCTACGATGACATAAAAGAGAGTATAGAAAAGTTTAAAGCGAGGAATGACTATGACAAGAAGAGTGATGACTTTTTGCAACTTGCTGGAAAGGTGAAAGCCATGGAGAATGTTCTTACTGCGACAAATGCAAAACGGTACAATAAATTCACGTGTTCGATTTGCATGGACAGTCTTGTTGATACATTTCTTGATCCATGTGGTCACCTCATTTGCAAAACATGCCTTGTTCGGTCGTTGGCTACACACTGTCCAATGTGCAGGACTTCTATAGTTCCGAAAAAGATTTACTCTACAATGTAAGAATGCGTGGATCCAAAAATGTCTGTTATTTTTAGCAATCCTGTCAACTTTTTTTTCAAAATCCATTTTACTCTCATGGAAATTTTCAAAAATGAAAATGAAACATGGATTCTAGGAGAGTACAATCCCAATAAAATCTTTGTATTTGTAGGACCTTGCAACTTTTTAAATTCATCTGTTACATCTGTTTCATTAATTTCTGCACGAAATACTGGAACCCTAAATTTGGATTGAGAACGGACTGGAGGCCATTCGCCAAAGTGCCTATAGAGCTTTCCACCAAAATAATAGTCGACACGTCCAACCTCCCCTGGCCTGAGACTATCAACTGGTATCAATTCCTCCATACCCTTGAAAACTTCCTTCACTTGGAAATTCTTGGGTCTAAAGAACTGAATGACTTCCATATCTAAAAAGGTTTTATATATTTTATATTAATGGAAGGACGCTACCAACAAAGGTTGCAAGAATTTAAAAAGAGAATTCAAAAGGGAG